TACCTCAAGAGGAAGCTGTAGAAGCACCACAAGAGGAAAAAGCACCTGAAGCAGAAGTTCCTGAAGAGGAACTAACTGAATCATCAGGCGGTCCTTGTAAAGAGGATTAATTGTTTAACCTTGTGCCTGCCATTGCAAACGGGCATAAGGACTAAATAGTTATTAAATAAAACAAATATGTCAGACACAATAGAAACTCCAAAAGACGACTTGGAAACAAGAGTAGGAGCTTTCAATGAGAAATTGAAAGTATTACTAGGTGAATACAATCTAGCATTAAGCGCAGTAGCACACATCACTCAAGATGGAAGAATCGCAGCAACACCACAACTAGTAGATGGTGACGCTATTAAAAAAGCTAGAGAAGAAAAACAAGAACAACCACAGGAACTAAACGAAGCATAGTATGTATTATTTACTCGGTATTATTACAGGACTATTGATATCAGTTTTGATCGTAACAACTCTTATCTTCTTTCGTAAACCTATCGAGCAAAAAACAAATCAAATCAAATCAAGGATTGAAATGGCTGGACCAAGACCAAGAGGATTTATTATAGATGCCCCTGACGAAGCAGAAGAAACAAGGGAAGAAATAATAGACAAAAATCGTAAAGATGGCAGAGATACCCCTATCTCTGACCTAATGTAAAAATATTTATGAAAATAAAACCAAGAAAATCTCAAGTTTTGGTAAAGCCAGAAGAAGAGCAATCAAGAGTGTCAGCATCAGGTCTAGTAACACCAGATAACGTAGAACAAGAGCAAAGAGCAATCGGTACAGTAGAAGCTGTAGGTCAAGGCGTAGATGATCTAAGCGCAGGTGACAAAGTAATCTACGGAGCATACGCAGGAGAAAAAATAAGTATAAAAGACTCAGGCGAAGACATAGACTATGTGATTTTATTTGAAGAAGACGTACTAGCAACCATATGCCAAACAGAATGAGATTCGGGTGTAGATTCGGTTTACCACATGAACTAAAAATACTACACCAAAATAAACATGCTAAATGGGAAGTATGTTTGATCTGCAACAATAAGTTCAGATGGAATCTAGGCTACAAATCAAGAATAGACAATGTGGCTTATCTGATGGCACATGCCCGAAATTTTTGTCAGAAAAATGGGGCAACAAAAAGACTTTACAACAAACTCTATAATCCACATAAAACAATAATTCACATATAGTATGGGTACAAAACACATATCAAATAAAAAAGAAACTTTCAAACTAATACAATCCGCAGTAGAAAAACTCGTGGATACTATAAAGCCAACATTTGGCCCAGCAAGCAACAAAGTTGTAATTGATAAAATACCATACAGAATGGTTGTGGATGACGGAGTACAGATAGCTAGAGACTTCCAATTAGATGACGAACAAGAGAACGCAATAGTCAATTTTGTAAAAGGTGCAGCAATCAAGACAAACGACAGGGCAGGTGATGGCACAACAGGCGCTATGATCATCCTACAAGCCCTTGTAAGAGAGATTGGCAGAGAAATCGACCCAAAGGGTCATTCAATAGAAAGAGAGCTTAAAAAAGGCGTACAAGAGGTTATTGAACAACTGAAAGCCAAAGCCACACCAATCGAATCAAAGGAAGATTTGAAGAAAGTAGCTATGGTATCTTTTGATGATGAAGGAATTGCAAACCTAATCGCAGACATGTATCACAAAATAGGCAAAGATGGAGTGGTAACATTAGCGAGATCAAACACAATGGACACCTACACCGAACTAACCGAAGGTGTAAAGATAACAAACGGATACATCAGTCCTTACATGGTGACAGATGCAGAGCGAATGGAAGCAGTGATCGAGAAACCATACATTCTATTAACAGACTACCGACTAACCGAATCATCAGATATAATGCCAATACTAGAAAAGATGGTAAAAGCAGGCAAACATGACCTAGTGGTAATAGCAGAAAACGTAGAACAACAAGCACTAGCAACCATCGTGTCAAACCTAAGCACTGTGATGAACAGACAAACAGGCAAAACAGGCATGCTACGTTGCGTAGCAATCAACGCACCAAAGGTAGCAAACCAAAAGATATTCCTAGAAGATCTAGCAATGATGACAGGTGGTACACTCTTTACAGAATCAATGGGAGATACACTAGAGGGTGCAGAACTAAAAGACTTAGGCAGAGCAGAAAGGTTCATAAGTAAACGTGATGAGAGTATCATCGTAGAACCAAAAGGAAACAAAGAGGATGTAGACTCAGCAGTAAAATCTTTGAAACAAGCAATTGAAACTGAAGTAAAAGAATCAAACAGAAAAGAACTAGAACAGAGAGTAGGAATGTTCACAGGCACACTAGCGGTAATCAAAGTAGGCGCACCAACTGACGAAGAACAGAAAGCACTACAATACAAGGTAGAAGATGCAGTAAACTCAGTGAAATCAGCATTCCAAAACGGAGTAGTATGTGGCGGAGGTTTAGCACTAAGAGGCATCACAACATCAAGCCCGATCCTAAACAGAGCATTGGAATACCCTTCATACCAACTATTTATAAACATGGAGATGCAATACCCACTACTAGCAGAAGGACAAGCACTAAACGTAATCACCGGGGAAACAGGCCCATACCTAGAAGTAGGTGTAATTGACCCAGTAGATGTTTTAATCGCAGGAGTAGAGAGCGCAGTATCAATCGCATCAATCCTAGCAACAAGCGCAGGAATGATTTGTGAAACTAGGGATGAAGAAAAATAGTATGGAGATGGGAATTGTACACACAACAAAAAGCAGTTAAGATATAAAAAACACCACCCTACAGCTCCCCTTACGGGGCAAATATATATGGTGTCTATCAGGGATATATATATTCATACGCTCTCATCTTCGTGATGGGGGTTGTGGGGTGGTGAGTGTTTATTCACCACTCTGTATAACAGAGTAATCATACCACGGAGGTTTGAAATGCTTCACACTGAATGGTTTTCTGTCTCATACAAACCAAGCGGGGTATATTTCCTAACCGCATTGTATGGGGTGGTGAGTATACATATAGGTTACAAAAGCTAATTACAAATATTTAAAAATAATGACAACACTATGTTAACCATACGAAGATACTAAACGGAATAGCTATAAGCGAATAATACAAACTATGCAACTTTGTATACATTCTTGCATAGATAGATACAAACTGTTCATCGAATAGGTGTAATTACACCTATAGTATACCTATTAGATACCTTTCACTTGAATAGCGAAGACTCGCTGGTGAGCATCCCTCACATCAAGAACAATTCAAAACACCTATTGTCCACCTCTACTGCTATCAGGTGTAGGGGTTCTAGGTGAAAGTTATTTAGATAGTTATAATCACGAGTGGCGGAATAGAAAAGCTATGAGGGTAGGGGTGCACGATAAAAAGAGCCTACCTGGAAAATCTGCAAGGTGACTATACGAGTAAAAATACTGTTTAAGGGTTGTAACGTGACAGTTGAAACCATCTCGTCAAATCCTTGCCTTGTGGTTATAGATATTTATAGGTGATTAGTGTAACGGCAACACTTCGGCTTCCAAACCCGACATTCAGAGTTCAAATCTCTGGTTACCTGCAAGGTATAAACAGCTGGATAGAGAAATGGCATCTCATCGCTCTCATAAGGCGGAGTTACAGGTTCGAATCCTGTTCGAGCTACTAAAAGCCACTATATGAAACAACAAATAACCCTAGAAAATTGGAATGAGTTGAGTGATGAGGAGAAAAAGAAATTTTGGATTGCGCATTCACCTAAATTCAATAAAGGGCTAACCACTCGAGAATTAAAATATTTTAATTTCCCAACAATAGGTCAACTTATAGAGTTCTTGGGGGATGATATGGTTGGAATGTACTGGTGTGATAAGAATAAAGACGGGACAGAACAATGGTGGTGGGTAGTAACAAGTGATTCTAATGGTGAAGAATACTTTGCTGATGAACTAATAGACGCACTCTGGGAAGCAACAAAACATAAACTATGAGTATGAAAATACCAAAAACAATAAAACAAATAGAAAAACTACCAATACCCTTACAATACGCAATAGGCAACCATATCTGTTTACAACTTGATAAGGCAACCTACAGATGGACTGATATGCCACAAATGTTAAAAGATTATAATAAAAATATGAAAGACGAAACAAAAATAAATATATAATGAGCATTTTGCATCCTAGAAATAGGGTATTATCCCATCGTGTTACATCTTACTCGTGCTTAGCCTTGATTGGCTTAGAAAAAAGGGCAGGAGTGGGGTGCAAAGTGTTTATTTACCACTCTGTATAATAGGGTGTATTAACAACACCACGTACAAGTGTAATTTGTACGGGGTGGTAAGTAGACATAAAAACCAAATATTCAAATCTAAGCTATGTAAACTATATGGATACAACACCAACAGGAATGTAATAGATACCTTTCACTTGAATAGCGAAGACTCGCTGGTGAGCATCCCTCACATCAAGAAGTTACAACACCTTTGTCCACCCCTGCTTCAGGTACAGGGGGTTAGGTGAAAGTTATTTATATGGAGGAAACATATGACCACAGACTACAACTTCAATTGGGATAATTTATCTAAACAACCAAGTATGTCATCAGTAGACGAAATATTCGGTGATCTAACACCACCAAAACAAGGGAAACCATCACCTGAAGCCATTCAATGGATGAAAGAGAAATACCCCGGACTATTCCCTGTGTGGCCACAAACAAATTAAACAATAAATAACAAGTATGCCAAAAGCAGGAAGACCATCAGTAAAAACAGAAGAAGTCATTCGTAAAATAAAGGAAGTGGCGGCTCTTGATGGTACTATAGAAGAAATGGCTTACTACAGCGAAGTTCACGTAGGAACTATATATAGATGGATGGAAGAAGACCCAGAATTAAAGGAGTCTATACAGGCATTACGTCAAAGACCTATCCTAGCAGCAAGGCAGACAGTAATAAAAAGGATGAATGAGAGCTACGGAAATGCAATGGATTATTTAAGCAGAAAGAAACAAAAAGAGTTCAACAAAGCCCAAAATATAGACATAACATCAGGTGGCCAAGTACTAGGAAAAGAAGAAGATCAAGGCGCAGTAGATGAATTTCATAATAAATTAGTAGAGAACAGAAAGAAAAGAGCTTTAGAACAAGCAGCTATAGAAGGAGAACTGGTAGAGGGGGTGGCTGAAGATGAGTCACCCGGAGTGCAAGAAGAAGAAATACTCCAAGAAGGAAGCCCAAACAATGCGCAACCTACGAAAGAAATCAAAGCAAGGTAGAAGAGAGAAACTATTCATCTATCAATGTTTTTACTGTGGGTATTGGCATCTTACAAGGGAACAAATCAGCTACGGAAAGACAGGATTTAAGAGGTATAATCAATAATTTGACACAATCTATCGTATCTAGTATTATAGGTACAACAACGTAGGGCGATCTAGTTACATAGTAACAAAGATGCAGTACCGCCGAGTTAAACAACCTAAAAATACACGATATGATAGCATTGGCTATCTATTTTGCATTTTAATATGAAGTACTTATCATTATTCAGTGGGATCGGTGGATTCGAACTGGGAATACAACAAGCTTATGAAAGCAATTTTAAACATGCACCTGTCGGCTCGGAATCCGAACAGGAAGAACGCTCACAAAGGGGGGAGCGGACCACTGATCAGCACAGAGTATTGTTACACTCTGGAGACAGGTCAACCCCATTATGTATTGGATATTCAGAAATCGACAAATACGCCACCCAAATCTACAACAAACACTTTAACCACAAAAACTATGGGGACATTAAAAACATTAAAACAGATGACCTACCGAGTTTTGATATGCTCGTGGGAGGGTTTCCTTGCCAATCATTCAGTATTGCGGGGAAAAGAGGAGGGTTCGCTGATACCAGAGGCACGCTCTTCTTTGAAATCGCTAGGATTGCTAGGGAAAAACAACCACGCCTTTTACTCCTTGAAAACGTCAAAGGGCTTTTATCTCACGACAAAGGAAACACGTTCACTACCATCATCTCCACGCTTGATGAACTGGGGTATGACCTACAATGGCAAGTGCTCAACAGCAAGAATTTCGGTGTCCCCCAGAATAGGGAAAGAGTGTTCATTATCGGACATCTTAGAGGAACAAGTAGACCCGAAGTATTTCCTTTCACAGGAGCAAGCACAGAAACTATTAAACAAATAAATCAACCTAAACACTCAAACGACAGAGTATACTCAGAAGAAGGAATAAGCCCAACACTAAACACAATGCAGGGTGGGAATAGACAGCCATTTATAGCACCAGTTTTAACACCAGACAGACCAAACAAAAGACAAAACGGTAGAAGATTTAAAGAAAATGGAGAACCATCATTCACTCTAACAGCCCAAGATAAACACGGAATATACGATGGTGCAAAAATTCGCAGACTAACCCCAACAGAATGTGAAAGACTACAAGGATTTCCTGATGGGTGGACAGCAGAAGGTTTACCTCTAGAGGATGAATCATCACTAATAATGATTTCAGACACACAAAGATACAAGACACTAGGAAACGCAGTCACAGTCAATGTGATACGAGAAATAATTAAAAAACTACAATGAGCATCCATTCATGGCTAATACAAAACGAGATCAAGAACGAGAAGGGGGACTTAATAGAGTTCGATGACCACCCTTTTCTTTTTGACATCTACTCAGACCAATCACAGAACCTCACAGTAATGAAAGCAGCACAGATAGGACTAACAACGTTGGAGTTTCTGAAATGCTTTTATGATGCCAAGAACTACAAGATGGATATGATCTATTGTGTGGATGAAGAAACTGAGATACTAACAAAGAGAGGGTTTGTATTCCAAGATGATCTACAGCTACACGATAAAATAATTACACTAGATAAGACTGGCACAGTTCAATGGTCTGAATTAGATGAGATATTTAGAAAAGAAGTTGATATGGATTGTTTAGAGTTTAACGCAAGGAATTTTAATGCATTAGTCACTCCAAACCATAGATGGCTACTACAACCATACAGAGGTGCTGGAGAAATGTTTTTTAGAGAGACAGAGGAAATGATAGGTAGGTATGCAAGAATACCAAAGACACTAGAACATGATGGGGCAACACATAAGATTAAAAGATACAAAGACTGGTATGTAGAACTACTAGCATGGATATTTTCAGAAGGGTATTATTGTAAGCAAAAGAATAAGAATGATTACTCGGTAATAATTTCACAGTCAGAATTAGAAAACCCTCAATGGTGTGACGAGATAAGAGGCATATTTAGAAAGGCAAAAATAGAATGGAAAGAATATAATTATAGTGGAATAATACAGTTTAGATTTGCATACAGACTAGGAGAAAAGATAAAAAGAATATTTCCAACAAAAGAACCAAGTATAGAATTTATAAACGAGCTAACAAGAAGTCAGTGTAAGTTATTTGTAGATACATTCGCAAAAGGTGATGGATGGTGTGATTCTTCAGGAACATGGGCTATAACACAAAAGAGCAAACAAACCACAGAAGCATTGTGTGTAGCAGCGGTACTAGCAGGATACGCACCAAGCATTCAATACCCAACAAAGGCAAGGGATTGGCACACAATAAGGATGACACAATTCAAGACAGTAGAAACAGCAGAACTAAAGCCAGTTATAAAAAGATATAAAGGTATTATTTGGTGTCCATCAACAAAGTATGGAACTTTTTATGCAAGAAGAAAAGGCAGATGTTACTGGACAGGCAACACACTGCCAACAGACGCAGATGTGAAAGTGATGGTAGGTGGAAAATTCAATCGTATCATAGCCATGAACCAATGCATGCTAGATGATGTAGCTGACAAAGACTCCGTAGAACAAAAGAAAGTAGGAGAGTCAATGATATACTTCAGAGGAACATGGACCAAGAAAGCAGCGATGATGATCCCATCAGACAGATTGATGCATGACGAGAAAGATACCAGCAAACTAGATGTAGTAGCAGACTACCAAGCCCGTCTACAACATTCGAAGTTCAAACAAACCCACACATTCAGCCATCCAAGTCTACCAGAAACAGGAGTACACAATGACTGGATAGCATCAGATCAAAAGCACTGGCATGTAGAATGTCCGAAATGTAAGAAATGGCAATTTTTAAACTGGGACTTAGAGAACCCAGACAAGATGAGCATATGCATGGAACGTAAAGTATTCCAATGCAAGAAGTGCAAAGAACCACTCCCGGACTACGTAAGGAGGAACGGAAGATGGATAGCCAAATTTCCCGGTAGATCATGGAGCGGATATTGGGTAAACTTATTGATGGCCCCTTGGGTCTCAGCACAAGAACTGGTAGACAAATTCAATCACAAAGATACAACCGAAGAGTTTTGGTACACAAAGATACTAGGACTACCATATGCAGACGCAGCCAGTAAACTACTAAGGACATCATTCTTCCAGAACCTCACAGGAGCGTTGTGGACACCCACAGCAGACGAAAAGATAGTAATGGGAGTAGATACAGGTTTAAGGATAGATTACGTCTTAGGAAGCAAAAAAGGACTATTCTACGAATCAGACGCAAAAGACTATGACGACCTAGATGCACTAATGGAGAGATACCCAAAGATGATAGCTGTAATAGATTCAGGTGGAGATTTAATAGGCTCAAGAGCATTCCAAGAGAGATGGCCGGGAAGAATATGGCTTTGTGCTTTAACAGGCGACAAGAAAGGCAAACAACTAGTAACATGGGGTAAAGGGGACGAAACAGGATCATGTAGCGCAGACCGAAACAAGATGATTCAATTGGTAGTAGATGAATACAGATACAAACGAATCCCGGTACATGGAACAGAAGAAGACTGGTTTGATTTTTGGACTGACTGGAACAATCTATCCAAGATGAAAATTGTAGACCCAACTACAAATGAAACCAAAGGATACAAATGGATACGATCAGGACGTGACCATAGAGCCTTAGCAAACGTATTCTGGAGAATAGGGATGAGTAGATTCGCAGGCATGGGTGATGTAATGGAAGAACCACTAGAATTGAAACCAAACAGCTACATGGTAAACCCAGACCACTCAGTGTCATTTGACCCGGAGAAGATGTTTGATTTAATGGAAGAGGAAGAAGAAGAATGGCGCATATGAGCATCGCAAAGAAAATAACAATCGAGAAGCTGAAACCAAATGAAATGGAGAAACTAAAGGCTTTGCGAGAGTCAGGACTCTTTGATGTAGACAGTGGGAAGATTGAAATAAACGTAAACAACAGTCAGATACAAAACATAATTATCCACAGGCAGACTTATAGGCGAGATAAAAGTATGTTATAATTATAATAACTACAACTCCAACTTCATAAAACAAGCGGGTTATATCTTTTTTGATGTAACCCATTTTTTATTAAAAAACTATGAGAGATACAGGTATTGACGCATTCAACTCATTGGGTGCAGACATCAACAAGCAAAAAGGTCAAGAACCAGAAGAAACAGATATAGGCGTGGTGTCTGACAAACTCCCAGAGCTAGAACTGAAGATGAAGAACGAGGATATCGTGAAACTAGCAAACAAATGGGAAGCAGCATGGTCTAACTCACCAAAGAGAAGTAAATGGCTGAAAGATATTGACGAGAATGAGAAATACTGGCTAGGCAACCAATTTGACACCCCAAGCAAAGACATGCGCAGGTCAATGGTAGATAACCTAATCTTCGAGTCATTGGAGACATACCTCCCACAAGCCACCAGACGCAACCCAGAGCCACTGGTAGCACTTAAAGCAGGGGAAGAACCTAATCCAGCCAATGAGAAGTTTACACAGAAAGTAAAGGACAGATTAGCAGATATAGCTGACGAAGACACTCTAAGATTGAAACTAAAGAAAGGCGCAAGGCACTGGGCCATAATGCATTTAGGTGTAGCAAAGATGGGATGGAATCTAGATGAAGACAGACCAACAGCCAGAATCGTAAGAGCAAAGAAAATAATCCTAGACCCGGACTCAATAATTGATGAAGACGGATACTCAGGAAATAGGGTAGGAGAATACAGGAAACTATCAGCAGAACGACTCCTTGAGATTATGGGCGAAGAAGACGAAAACAAAGAGAAAGGGATCGAAGGCAACAAGAAAGCCATAGCAGCTATAAAGGAAAAAGTGAAAGATGATCTAGCAACAGAAGTACAGTTTATAGAATGGTGGACCAATGATTACATGTTTTGGAAACTAGGCAATCACATATTGTTTAAAAAGAAGAATCATCACTGGAACTACGACACAACAGAACCAGATACAGACGTGGACAAGTTCGGAGTAGAAGAGGTTATAGAAAAAGATGTAGATGGAATAAACCACCTATCATCACCACAGATGCCATATATCTTCTTAACAGTTTTCAATCTAGGTGACCAACCAATGGACAACACTGGATTGATCCAACAGAACCTAGCAAACCAAGATGTTATAAACAAACGAAACAAACAAATTGATAAGAACACAGATTCGATGAACAACGGAATGGTAGTAAGCATGGAACGAGCAGGAGTAACAAAGGATCAAGCAGCAAGCATGAACCGAACACTAAGAAAAGGCGGAACAGTAGTAATCCCTCAAGGAAGTCCACGTGAAGCAATTGATAGAATCAACGCACCCGGACTACCAGCGGATGTCTACAACAACCTATCAGACATGAGAGCAAGGATGAGAGATATCTTCGGAGTAAAAGGTTCGAGCCAAGCAGGACTAGCAGGAGAAAGCACAGTGAGAGGAAAGATAGTAAGCAGAAACTTGGATACAGACAGAATAGGTGGCGGAGTAACAGAATACCTAGAACAATTCGCAGACAAGGTATATAACTGGTATTTGCAACTACTATTCGTATACGATGAAGACTTCCAATTCTTACAAGGAGCAAGACCACCAAAGATATTGATATCAGTAAAAGAAGGCTCACTACTACCAAAGGACTCAACCACAATAGCAAACCAAGCAATAGAATTATCGGTAGCAGGGAAGATGTCAGATGTAGACCTCTTCAAACGTCTAGAATATCCAAACCCAGAAGAGCTAGCAGCAAACGTGTGGCTACAAACAAATGCCCCAGAGATACTATATAAAGACAACCCATTGATTCAAGAAGCTCTAGCAATGCAAGCAGAGGCAGCAATAGATCAAGGAGCAGTGATACCACCAGAAGAGGAAGGACCAGCACAGCCCCTAGAAGAAGAACCAGCACAACCGATATTGGATCAAGTACCATTACAATAAACAATTGTGAGCGCTAATAAAGGGAAATCGCTCAACCCACAAGACAATACTATGTCAGAAGACATTGCGGCGACATTTGGAAGAGAAGGCTCACCAGCTTTCCCAACCGAAACAGGGACTGAAAACCCTGCCTCTTCGCCAGAGGATCAAACACCATCAGAGCAGACTCTATCGCCTGAAGAGAATAAAACACCAGAAGCACCAGAAGGAACTCCTGAAGGTACAGAAGGTGAACAGGCGAAAAACAATGAAAATGCTGGTGACGCAGGACTTGCAAAACATCCACGTTGGAAGGAACGTGAAGACGACTGGAAAGGTCGCTTCAATGATCAAGAATCCAGACATGTGGAAGAGATGCGAAAAATGAATGAGAAGATAGAAGGTCTATCCAATCAGAAACCTCCAGAGACTAAAGAACCGACTGGAGACATACCATCGTGGTTCGGTGGAGATGAAAGTCAGTGGGCAGAATTCCAAACATGGAATGACGGCCTAGTAAAGCAAGGTCGTGACGAAGCACTCAAAGAGATAAACTCCAAGAGTGACAAAGAGAATAAAGCAGTCGCAGAAGCCACACAATACTTCAAAGACCAAGTCATTGAACTAGAAGGTGACGGAAGCAAAGTAGACCGCAATAAACTCCTAAAGTTCACGATTGATAACGATTTAGTAGACAGCAAAGGCAGGTGGAACTACAAAGCAGCACATACAATGATGCAAGGCAATGTAAGAACTACCAATACCGAAAAGCTCGATAAAAAGAAACAAATCGCAGTAGCTACAACATCTGAGAAGACATCTGAAACCAAACCATCAGATATCATGACCTCAAAGGATTTTGAAAATCCTACTAATAGGCAATGGTAATTATTCATAAGTAAATAACACTAGTATGGCAGAATTATACGGACAACGTGTTCAAACTACAGTACAGCAAAAATATTTGCCTTATGTAGTTGACACAGTTCTAAACTCAAACGTACTCTTCCAAAGAGTAGTAAGAGCTGCAAAGAAATGGAGCGGAAGAACTCTAAGAGTACCAGTCAAAGTCTCAAAGAACTCAACAGGTACATCATTTAGAGGATTCGACACTTTTTCAACAGCAGCAACAGACAATCGTCAATACATGGAGTTCACTCCATCATTTTACCAAATCACATGTGCGCTTCCCGGTGATGAGCTTTCAGTAGCTGACACTGAAGAAAAAGTACTAGACTTGATGAAATTGACAATCCAATCAGACACAGAAGATATGGCTGATGATCTTGGTACATTATTTTATGCTGATGGAACAGGAAATGGTTCAAAAGACCCATTAGGACTAGCAGCATTAGTAGATGATGGCAACACAGTTGCTAACATCGGTGGTTTAAGCAGATCAACATACTCAACACTAGCAGGTACAGTAACTGCATCAGGCGGTACACTTACACTTGCAAAAGTTGATACACTTTGGTCAGCAATAACATCAGGCTCACAAAAGCCAACAGCACACTACACAACTGAAACAGTATTCAACTTATACGGCCAACTTCTTCGCCCACAAGAGCGCATCATGAAGGAAGCAAGTAAGATGAAAGGCATGTCAGGTGGTACAGGTTTCACTTCATTGGATTACAATGGTAAACCAATCATCCAAGACGAGAAATGTACTTCAGGTGCATTCATCGCTTTAAATGAAGATTTTGTAGACTGGTATGCTCTTCCATTCTTTGGATCAAAAGCAGTAGGCTATAAATCACAAGTAGAAGGAAACGACTACGCAGCACCAATCGGACTAGGATTTTCATGGTCAGACTGGATTATTCCTGCAAATGCAGGTTCAGTAGTTGGACACATCTACTTCGGTGGACAGTTCATCACTACAAATCCAAAACGTCATGGAAAATTGACAGGCATTACAAGTATTTAAGTAACCGCCTTTTACCGGGAATCGTAAGATTACTCGAGAGGGTTAATAAAAGGAAACACTATGGGAAATGCAAGAGAATTTATACCAGCATTGAAATATGGTCACAAGATCATACTAGATGACCTAGAAGCAGCGGGTATAGTTACATTTGGCCAAACATATTGGGTAGACCCAACAAACGGATCAGATGTTAACAATGGTGTCACAAAAGACAAACCATTCGCAACACTAGGAGCAGCAAACAGCGCTATTACATCAGGCAACCATGATGTTGTACTTATGAGTGCTAACTCTGCACACGCACAAACATCAATGCTTACTATTACAAAAGGTAGGTCTCATTGGGTAGGACTTGGTCTTCGACAAGGTTCATACGGAATGGGTGCTAGATCAAGAGTTACAATGGGTGACTCAACAGTAGCAGCTGATATCGCTGTGATGCAAAATACTGGAGTAGGTAATACCTTCTCAGGTATCAAGTTTGACAGTTCAAGTACAGTAACAGCTTCACTTTATGCAGTAGCAGAAGGTGGAGAATACTCAGTTTATGAAGGTTGTGAATTCTACAAGTCAACAGACTTAGATGAAACAGCAGCAGCAGAGGTAGCTAATAATGGTGACTCCGCTCAATGGTTAAACTGTTATTTCGGAACAACAGCAAACATCGTTGCAGACGACAAAATAAGACCAAACATGTTGGTAACAGGTGGTATTATTTCAGGAAAGAAATGTCGTGACAATGTTGTTGACAATTGCATCTTCGCTGTAAAAGCAGCAGGTGTAGAAGCTGTAAGAATTTACGGAGCAAACGCAACAGATGTCGAAAGAATGTTATTGGTTAAAAACAGTACATTCTTGAGTAATGCATTGGGTGCAGCAACTCCAGCACACGCAGTAGGATTCGGAGCAGCACAAACACAAGGTACAGTATTACTACAAAACTGTGCATCAGTAGATCACACAGTGATGGCTGAGGCAGCAGTAGGGATATACGTTGCAGGAGCAGTTCCAACATTCGCAACAACTGGTGTGTCAAAAGCATCATAAACAAGCTAATTAACTAAGAAGAAGACACTATGTCCAAATCACTAACAGGTGCAGTACAAGTGGTAGCTCACGAACTATTCGGTGAAAGTTCAGCTGCTTTGCACAATCTCGGTGAAGTCGTTTTTACAAACGATGGCCGAGCTTTCAAGTACTGTTCAGCAGGTGGTACAGCTTTGGTAGCAGGCAGTCTATATCAATCAAAAGTAGAAAATACTTCTGATGCAGATTTAGCTGTAGCTGCTACAGCAGCAGGTGCATTAAGCATCGTAACCACAGCAACAGTAACTGTTTCTGCTAACGAATATGCTCAAGGATTCGTAGTAGTAAACACAACACCAGGTCTTGGTCAAGTTTTAAAGATCAAGAGCCACCCAGCAGCATCAGCAGCTGTATTGACAGTCACTCTAGAAGACGAAGTACAAGTAGCATTGACTACTTCATCTCGTATCTCTTTGGTAGCAAATCCATATAAAGAAGTGATTATCAACCCAACAACTCTAACATCAGCTCCAGCAGGAGCAGCAGTAAAAACTATTACAGCTGCATACTTTGGATGGTTAGGAGTTGCTGGCGCACAACCAGTTTTGTGTGACGGAGCAAACGCTGTAGGAGCAAATCTAGTAGCATCAAACGGAACAGCAGGAGCTGTAGAAGACGCAGCAAGTCCGGGTGCTCAACCATTAGTAGCAACTGCACTTATCACAGGCGCAACAGCAGACGTTATAATGGCAAACATGCACTTACTATAAAGACAACGAAAGGGTGGGGACAATACGTCCCTGCCCTTGTAAGGGCGCTAATTATCAGGGTTTCGCCCACCTGTATAACAATTTAATATGCAATCAACTGCACTATTTACGAATTTTTCAAAAGAAGAATTTGAAGGATTCTGGAACGGAAAAGGTAGAAAATTCCAACCCGGTCAATCCATGCACATGCCAGATTATTTGGCAAAACATTTCGCAAAACATCTAACCAATAGAGAACTTATTCGTAAGGATGATAAAGGTAGTCTGATCTACAGTGAAGGAGAAAAAATGACCTCACCTAAAAGACCAGAAGATGTTCCATTATTCATGGATTTATTCAACAAAGCCTACACTCCTGAAACAGAAGACATAGGAGAAGAAGGCGATGACGTAGATGCACTGATTGCCTCCGCTAACGCAAATAGAGCTGAAGGTGAGGATGTCTCAATGAACGCAGAACCACCAAAAACTCTAACACCAGCTGAAAAAGGCAAAATAACAAAGGCTAAGAACAAAGCAATAGCAGATGCTAAACAAGACCCAAGCGGTCCACAAGTAATAACACCACCAGACTTTGATGATGAATAACTATGAAATTACTCGATCCAACACAAGTAGCTGAGAAAAAGGAAAAACAAAATGACGATCAGCTAAAACGGATCGTACAGTTAAACGAAGCCGAAAATCAGGCAGTAGCCCGAATGAATAAGGCAATCAAAGAAGATGAAGAAAAGAGAGCCACAATAGAGGTGGAACTAGGTGTTTTTAAAGCCATAGCAGCCGATGTAAGAGCGAATTTGCAGAAAGAGGTGTCAACACTCGAAAAGAGAAAAGTAGACGCTCTAAAGCCAATTAAACAGCTAAAGAAAGAAGCGGAGATCATCTACAAACAAAACGTAGATGAGCAGGGAAACCTCGCTTCAAAGCGAGAGTCGCTGGAACAAGAACAAGAGCGACTCTCTATAATCGCCGAGGACCTTGCTGACAAAGCTAGTATTGTTGAGGATATGAAAGAACCTTTACAAAAAAGAGAAGCAAAAGTAGGAGAAGCAGAAAAAGTATTAAAGACATCAACAGATAGACTTTCACAGGCATGGAAGGATCACCACGCAAAAGTCCATGAAGTGAACGCCGATCTACAGCAAAGAGATCAAGTACTAAAAGTAGGAATGGAAACAGTAGTAACAATGAGAAAAGAAATTAAAGCAGAAGCTAAACGACAAGTAGACGAGAGACGATCTATCAAAGACAAATACGACACACTTGAACGTACTCAACAAAGATTAAGTAAAAAAAAATATGGCAAATGCAAAAAGGGATGAAAACTATATCCCAACTATCATAGGAGCATTGGACAGTGATGGGACAACCCCAGTCTTAATAAAAGCCGACCCAACCACACATGCGGTAAATTCATCAGATGCAATCACAGGATCAGATAACTCAGCAACAAATGAAGCAATAAGAGATGATAACTACGTACCCGGACTACTGGCTGTATCAGATGCAGATGGTGAAACACCAGTGCAAATATATGTAGACACAAATGGTAATTTACTAATAGATACTAATTAATATGGGAAACGCAATACATGATGACAATCGAATCCCGTCACTGTTAGCAGTATCAAGCTCTGACGGAACAACTCCAGTAACTTTATGGGCCGATCCAACTACTCATAGATTATTGGTAAGCTCTACAGGTAGTGTATCACCACTTACAACAAAAGGTGATGTATATACTTATGATACAGATGACCAAAGAATAGCAGTAGGAACAAATGGTCAAGTTTTAACCGCTGACTCAGGTGAGGCTACAGGCTTAAAATGGACTACAGTAGTAGGCTCAGGTGATGTATCTAAAGTAGGCACACCAGTAAACTCACAAGTGGGTGTGTGGACAGGTGATGGAACTATAGAGGGCGCAGCAAGTCTAACTTATGATGGCGCAAACTTACAGTTAACTGGAGATATTGGTTCAACAGGAACAAGAATTACAAAAGGTTGGTTTGTAGACTTACAAGTAACAAATGCAATCGCTGGTGCAGTAACAGGAAATGCAGGAACAGTATCAACTATTACAGGTTTAGCTCCAGATACAGCGACAACTCAAGCTACACAAGCATCAATAACTACATGCGCAAATTTAGGTACAGTCAAAACAACCCTAACTGGTTTGTTAAGAGCTGACTCTGGTGTGTTATCAATAGATGGTGATGTAACCGATTTAGTTACTGCAGCAGATTTAACAACAGCAGGTAAGATTGAAGTAGCAACTGCAGCAGAAACAACAACAGGAACAGATGCAACAAGGTCAGTAAGCCCAGACGGATTGGCAGGATCAGAATTTGGAGAGAGAGCAGTACAAGTGGTAGTATTTGACTTTACAACAGATACAGCCACAGGAGATGGTAAATTTTACTTCCATATTGATTCACGCTTAGCAGGCATGGATCTTGTTGATGTACACGCAGAAGTAATAACTGCAGGAACAACAGGAACTACTGATATACAAATTCACAACCTTACACAAACAGCAGACATGCTTTCAACAGTTATCACAATTGATTCAACAGAAACTGGTTCAGACACCGCAGCAACACCAGCAGTAATTGATGGGGCAAATGATGACGTTGCAGAAAATGACGTAATAAGAATTGACGTAGATGCAATATCATCCTCTGCAGCTAAAGGACTTTTATTAACAATGGGATTTAGAACACCATAATATGTCAGTGATACATAGACAAAAAAATTACACAGACTATGATATGGGTGGGGCAAATCGAAAAAGAAAAATCGGAAACCATGTTAACTTTGTAGACCATCAAGGTAATTGGGGAGAAACTATTTCAAACATAACATCTCAAGCATCAGAACCGCCAGCGTGGTCGGGTAATTATGATTTTGATAGGGCTTCTTTAAACGCCCCAATGCAATTCTTTGCAAGAGATGCACAGGATGCAGGTAATAGAGCTATGGTGGGTATTCGTCTATCTGATAGACCTCAGTTTTGGATGAACTTAAAAGCACACAATATTGATAATGCAGTCGACGTAACTGATGTAAGTAATACAGTGGTTCAATGGACAGGATTGTGGACTGATACAAATTATCGTATTCAACATCTAAGACATAAAATTAAAGTAGACTTTGTTTTAACAGGAGAAAATCATCCAGCTTCGTTTACTGAGACAATTCAGTTAGGTGGAGGAATGACTTTGGTTGATAATGGTAATAATACAATATCTGTAATGAATGGAGAGGAAGAAGTGTTTGTAATGCCAACTCCTTATGGATATTTAGAATCAGATGATACACAAGCTCAGGTAGTAGCTTGTACAATGGTAGTAGGTGAAAAGGTAGCAGGGCGTGACACAATCGTTGTTACACCTAATGCTGATGACCTTACATCTGTAGGTTATGCAGAAAACATAGTAATTGACCCTACTGCTACAATAAGTGGAACAAGTGCTATTGAGGATTCTCAGCTTAGTCAGGTTGGAAACTTAAATAACAACTACGGAGGTTCAGTACTTCTTTCAAATAAAGATACATCAGGGATAGAAAGTAGACCAATATTTAGAATTACAGATGGTAATTTCCCAGAGGGAACTATCACTGATTTTAAATGGATAATGCGTGCAGGTCTTACAGTTGAAACATTCTCAGGTGAAGTGTATAAATTCAAACCAGCTAATAATTGGGTGGAAGGAACAACAAACGGAACAGCCCCTGAAATTGGAGCTAATTGTTGGACATTTCTTGCTTATGATGCTTCATCACCTACAAATTGGGCTGGTTCAGCAGGTGCAGGGACTTCGGGCACAGATTATTTTGCAGATGTTTCGCCACCTATTTTAAGTGGAGATACGACAGCAGTTGGAGACCCTCTTACCACAACTTTACCAACAGCATGGGTTACAGATTGGCGTGATACACCCTCAAATAATCAAGGATTTATAGTAAATCCAACAGGAGGAAGTACAAATGGGCGTATGGGGTCAACAGAGAACAGCAATTCAGCAACACACCCTACTTTTGAAATAGACTACACCGCAGGAGGTGGTTCAGTCCCTAAAACAATAATGTACTAAACATATGGCAGAAGCAAAACGAGATAACAATTATATTACAACACTGCTAGCTGTTTCAAACGCAGATGGAACAACTCCAGTCACGCTATACGCTGATCCTGTAACTCACAGGCTATTAGTGGATACAAGCGCAGGTGGTGGTGGGGCAAACACAGCATTGAATAACTTATCAGGCGTAGCAATAAACACTTCGCTTATTTCAGATACCGCACTAACAGATGATCTAGGAAGCGAAGCATTACCTTGGAGAAAATTATACATAGGATCAGACATTTCATTTGAAGGAGCAACAGATGATGCACACCAAACCACACTATCAGTAACAGACCCAACAGCAGATAATACGATTACAATACCAGACACAACAGATACTCTGGTATGTAAAGCTACTACAGATACACTGACAAATAAAACAATAGATGCTGATGGTACAGGTAACTCAATTTCAAATATAGGATTCCCAGAAATAGATACAGACATGAATGACTTCTTACAGTTAGGGAATGGGACAGCTTTAGACAGTCCAGTGGTAACAATTACAGAATCAGGCGGAACTGTATCGCTTGAATTAGAAAAAAGTGGAACTGGAGATATAAGGATATTATTTTCAGATGGAGTTTACACATTAGATTGTACTTCTCCAATTTGTTCAGTGGCACTTTCAGCAGGAAGTGATGTAAATCCTACACTTAATTATGTTTATATACTTCAAAGTAATAAAACCTTAACAGCCAATACTGAATGGCCTGGAACAGAACATGCACCAGTAGCAACAGTATTAGTACAAAGTGCAGCTTCAGTAGCAACAGATGGAGCTTACAAAGTACATGCTTGGACAGATCATTCAAAAGGAACTGATGCACAAGGACATCTAGCTCATCTAAATCATTGGATAAGACATCAAGATGCTACTTGGTTAACAGGGATGGCGACTACTCCAACAGGTGGAGCCGCAACTTATGATGTAGCAGTTTCTGCAGGAACAGGATTACAATTACATCATCATACTACACCAGCATTTGATACAGCAGGAGCAGGGTCAGATGTATACATGGTAAATGATTATACAACTAAATATAAAAAAGTAGGAACACTAACAGCTGAACTAACAGATGCAGCAGATGTATCAATGTCAGGCAGATGGTATACATTAGTTTTCTGGGTAGTGATTAACGAAGTTTTAGGAGATTGTAAACTTATGTGTAACTTACCAATAGGTAGTTACAATAATAATACAGGAGACAAAGCACTAAACGACGACGATGGTTTTAATGTATATGATATACCAGCAGATTTTAAAGGAACTGGTGTACTTGTTTCGGAGGTAATAGTTTCAGAATCAGGAGGAACATTTACAGTACAACAAACAAATGATCTTCGTGGACAATTCCCTGGTCAACATGCTGGAGGAGGAGCAGTAGGTGGTAATGAATTTGTAGACAATGTATTTAGAATAGTAGATGATGGAGATGCTACCGCAGAATTAGCTTTCCAATGTTCCGGAATTAGCACAGGAACTACTAGAACTTTAACAGTGCCAGATGTAAGTGGAACAATTGCATTAAATCCAATGACAACAGGCGGTGATGTAGTTTATGGTGGAGCATCAGGAGTAGAAACAAGACTAGCAAACGGAACAGCAGGACAAGTACTTACATCAGGTGGAACTACAGTACCTCCAACATGGGAAAACGCAGGTGTAGGTGACTTACTTGCAAACGGAACAGTACCATTAACAGCTAACTGGGATGTAGGAGCTTATACAATTACAGGTTTAACATTTGTATCAGATCAAGCTACAGGTACAGCACCATTCACAGTAGCCTCAACAACAGAAGTAGCAAACTTAAAAGCAGCAACAGTAGGTACAATTACAGGACTAGCTCCAGACACAGCGACAACACAAGCTACACAAGCAAGTATTACTACATGTGCAAACCTAACAACTGTAGGAGCATTAAATGCAGGATCAATCACATCAGGTTTCACATCAATAGATGTAGGAGCAGGAGCGATAACAACAACAGGTACAGCTTCACTAGGGGATATAACTCTAGGAGTTGATGGTACAATATCAGCTCTAACACTTACAGAGAAAGCAAGTATTGCACTAGACCCAGCAGGTGGAACAGATGGGGATTATTCAGGTATCACAGTAGCAGGAACAGGTGGAGCAACGATAGCTTTTGGTAATATGGTTTATTTAGCAGTAGCAGATAGTAGATGGGAACTAACAGATGCAAGTGCAGTAGGAACAGCAGGAACAGTAATGGTAGGATGTTTAGTCCTTGCAACTACAGACGGAGGTGCAGCAACAATCCTAACAAACGGAATAGTAAGAGCAGACAGTTTATTCCCCGGCTCACTAACAGTAGGCGCTCCAGTTTATTTGTCTGAAACAGGTGGACTAATAACACAAACAGCACCAACAACAGCAGATGCGGTGGTTAGAGTAATAGGATTTGCAATAACAGCAGAAGAAATTTACTTTAATCCATCATCAGACCATTTGACAGTCACAGGTTAGAATATTATATGATTAGTCCAATAAAACAATGCAAAAACTGTGATAATTGGTTTAGTAAAAATTATCACAAATCAATGAAAGACTGGAATGAAAGAACCAAATTTTGTTCTCGTGCTTGTATAAGAAAATTTTATGGCTCTA